ATGAGCCAAAAATTCCACCAGAAAGTATTTCAAACATTTACTTCTCCAACAACATGGTAAGCCACCACACACTAAACCCCAATACCAATAAGACTATCCCACCACCTAGCAGCCAGTTCACGAGTTCGTCTATTTCCTCTTTTTTTTTCTTAGCGTGTTTAGCGTCTAAAATTTCCTGAGTTTTGCGCCGCTGAATGATGTTGTTGCGCTCAATCATCAGTTGCTGCCATAGATCGGCATTGCCTGACATCACCATATAGTTATTTAACTCACGCTCGGCATCCGCAAGTTGTTTGGCTTGCATGACAATCTCAAAAGCGGCAGCGGTATCTGACTTGCCAAACGCTGACTTTGGGTTTGAGGCGGCTTTCTGTACAACGTCCTTTGCCTCAAAAAACTTCATCATATCGCCGGTGATAGCTTGGATATCTTTACCCAAGGCAATTGCAGCTTTCACCCCCTTTACGGCGGCTTGCGCTGTCGCAAAGGCGGTGATTGGGTCAATCATTTGACGTGGCTAATAAACGTAAAGATTACGCCAGCCATGCTCAATATCATTGCGCCGGCAGCGTTCATAATGATTTTTTCCATCCGCTTTAGCCTGGCGTTGATCTGCTCATAACGCTCGGCGCAAACGGCTTCATGCGAATTTAGGCGGGCTTCAGTTTCGGTCATGATTTTTGGATAAATGCAAGTGCGTAATAAGTGGGCAGATATGTACCCACGCTGCTTGTGGAGGCCGCCGTAAACCCTCCAGTATTTCCCACGGCATAAGTATTGCCAGCACCCACAACAAATGAGTCTTTTAAGTTGGGAGTGCCATTAGAACCATCGCATAGGTAATAACCCGAAGGCACAGAACTGATCGAGCCCGACCACATAATGATGCCGCCAGTTGGAACTGCGCTAACTGCGGACGTTGTGCCGATAATTCCGTACAGGTTGTCGTAGGTTTGAATTACGTTGTTGCCCGAGTCAGCCAGGACAAACTTGTAATTGGTGCTAGCGGTCAGCCATATTTCCTGCGGAGGCCGGCCATCCGTACCCAGTTGAATGGGGTTGGTGTTGGCGATAGTGCCTGCCGAGGTTGTGTAGGTGGTTGCAGGCGTTGTAGTGCCGGCAAGATAAGTGTAAATGTATCCCCCATTCAGAGGGATGCCTGTGGTGGTAAAGAACTGGAATCCGTTACCGATGGGAGAAAGGTTGACTGCCATTATTTGCTTCCTAAGTTCTTGATGTCATTAAGTTTATATGTAATGCCAGCGCCTTCTTTGAAAGGTGCAGCATTTTTTGCTGCCAATTCTGCTGCCGCTTGTTCTGCTGCAATACGCTCTGCACGACCTTTTAACATTTCTTTGCCTGCGCCGTATGCAACACCAAGCATTGGATTTGCTGCCATTAGTTTGCCATGCAACAAAGTTTCAGCACTCTTTTTAAGAAATTGTGTTGCTGGGCTTGGCTCTGCTGCAATAGCGGTTTTAGACACATTGGAGTATTTGCCTGCGCCTGTATGCTCTGTAAGCGCAGCAACATCAGCCAAATCGTTTAATAAACCAACACCTTCAGCAGGAAGCATTGTTCCAAGATTTGTCTTGTAAACCGTGCGAACTTGATTGTTCAATGCAGACTGTCTAACAACATCATTAGGACTGCCTTTTACGCCGCTTGCCCTTGCAATCTTATCTATAACAGCAGCGTTAAGACCTTGATGCGCTTCAGAGTTTTGACCAATAAGATCGAGCAAACGTCTAACTTGAACGTCAGGAGTTTTGTCGCTGTAAAACTTGTCAACAAATGTATTTGCAGCAGGATGCAACACGCCTAAACTTATTTCTTCTGGCGTTCTTGTGTCGCTAATAGCGGTCTTAAATGCGCTATTGTTTTTAATCAAATCAAATCTTTGTTTTGCTGCACTTCTTGCAACATCATAAGCAGCTTTTACAGGAGCGCTTGCCTCAGACATTGGCGTGGATTCCAAAGCATCACGAACTCTGCTAACCGCCCATTCTGCGTTTCCATTGCCAGCTTTTGCCGCTTTTCTTCTTTCATTTTCTAAAATTGTTCGATAATTTTCAAAATCGTTATACGACATATTGCCGCCAGACTTTACTTCATCCAAAATACTTTGGACTTCTGAAGGTAAAAATCTTTGAACGTTATCTTTTTTAAGCAATGCACTTGCTGTATTAGCAAAATTTTCGCCGCTTAATGGAAGTTCGCCGCCATTCAAATCAGCAGCAGTTCTATATTTGTTGCTAATGTCATCACGCATTGCTGCGTCTTTTTGAACCATTGTTTCCAATGCTAAATTGGAAGCCTTAACAGGGTCAGGCTCATGGACATCAGGGGCAACTTTTTCTTTAATTTGGTTAAACGCGTCTGACAACTTTTTAGGAATGTTTGCCAAGTGGTCAGCCATTGCTGGGTTTTGCTTAATAGAGTTGTACTCCTCAGACATTTTGCCAAGGTCTTGAGACGCTTCACCCTCTGTAAGTTTGATGCCAAATTGTTCCGCTTTAACACGGTTTTCCAATTGTTGAGGATTAACCTTGCCGCCTTGAGTAATAATTTCTTTGGTTGCATTTTGCAACTCAGGACTTGCGCGGGATAACAATTCAGAAATACGGGCAGCATCAGAGGCGGCAGCAGCGCCAGCAGAACCAGCCGGAGCCATAGAAACAGGTGGAGTAACAGTAGGAGCAACAGGAGGCGCAGCAGGAGGCGCAGCAGGAGGAGTCAATCCTGCCTTCTTAGCCTCAAACGCTGCCTGCATATCAGCAATTTGTTGAGGCGTCATATTTGCGGGTTTACGCATGACTGCGGGCACTTCTGATGCTGGACGAATGCCTGGCGGAACAATAGACTGCAATCCCAATGCTTGCGGCGGTTGTTTTAGATTTCTTGCTTGCTCAGAAGCAGCACCAACAACAGGAGCAAATCCTGCCGCTTCGGGGATTCCAACAGGAGGCAACTTGCTTGTCTCAAACAATTGTTGAAGATTTTGGACAATACCTTGGCCTTGTTGAGTGCGAGGCTGATAAGTCAATGCTGATGCTACATCTTCAGCAACTTTACTGCCCGCTTGAATGCCCTCGGGTGTTCCATATTTGCCGCTTAACAATGTCCCGCCAATACCAGCGACCGCACCCAATGGGTAAGCTAATGCACCAGTTGCAGTAGTTAAGCCAGCTTCTCCTGCGCCAACAGCATTAGCCAAAATGCCAGGGTCTTTAGGCCGAGTAACAAGATTATCAAATGCATCTTGGAATGCCTGACCAACCGCGCTTTTATACTTTGGTTGTGCGCCTTGACGTTGCAAACGTGCAGCAGCTTGAGCGTTTATGTCTATACCTTGTGGAACAGCAGTTTCTTCTCCTGCAATCAAAGCCCGTAATGGGTCAGCGGGCTGCGCTGGTGCTGCACTAACTTGTGTTGGCGCTGCGCTAACTTGAGGCGCTTGAGTTGCTGGTTTTAATCTTGCAAGTTCTCTATTTATTGAATCAATGTTTGCTTGTTGTGAAGGGTCTTTTGACAACAATGATTTTGCTTTAGCAAGTTCACTTTGCAAAATAAAAGGTATTTCTGCATCTTTAGCTTGTTGTTGTGCAGGCGTTATCCTAGTTGTTTTTTGAGCAGGCGCGGGCTGCTCATCACCAGCAATAAGGTCGCGCAACGGATCAGAAGCCATTAATCCAAACTCCCTTTGGTTATTAGTTTCTGAATGTTATCGTATTTTTCAGCAAACAATTTACGCGCTTTTTTAACCGCATCAATTTGATTTTGCGTTGCATTAGGCGGTAAATTAAATCCAAGCAAATTATTAATTTGCGCCTTTTGTTCTTGTGGGTCTGTAACATTGTGAAAAATGTTAATTGCTTGAAACACTTTAGAGTCAGCGTTTTTAGACCATTCTTGCTGAAATTTTGCCATGTTGTTGTCGCCCAATTTTTGAGCAAACAAATTTGCGGCAGGCGCTTTTAGCTGAAGTTCAGTTTTATTGGCATCAATACGTTGCATGATGTTAAGCAAAACGTCAGGGTTATAAGTTTCCGTGCCTGTTGCTTTTGCTTGCAATGCTTGGCCAGCAACAGTATCCAATGACCCGCCATTTGCTTGCATTTGAGCAATTTGAAGATTTGCCAAATCTTTTGAAAGTTGTTGGTAATCTGAACTTCCAAGAAAATTTTTCGCGTTTCTTGTAATAGTTCCTAATGCTCCACTTGAATAAATAGCACCAGGGTCAAGTTTTGTAATTGCAGAAAAAGATTCTTGAACATTTCTGTTTAAGTCTGCCGTGTTGTTTAGCCCATTGGTCAAAGCAGTACGCAATTTAATGCCATTGGCTTGTGCCTCTGGCTCTCCTTGCAATGGTATGTATTGTTGCGTTCCACGCTTTGGATATGCTGGTTTAACAGGCGCGCTTAATCCAAATGCTCCACCCATTTCTAATGGAGTAACACCAGGCTTTGGTGTTGGTGCAGCAGTAGGAGTTGGCTCTTCTCCTTGTAACCCTCCCGCCATACCGACAGTAACAGTAGGTGTTTGGTAAGGCAAACGACCAGGAACATTTGTAACTGTTCGTCCTTCTGACGTTACCGAAACCGTAGGTTGAACAGCATTGCGTTTTTCTAAAGCAGTTTGCGTAGCGCCTGCAGTGTTTGCCAAGTAATCAGCAAATTGTTGAGGCTTGCCCAATGCGGTAAGCAAACCTGGCGCAGTCAATGCATCTGCCGTTCTTTCGGGAATGCCAGCAGTTCTTGCAGAAACTTTAATTTCGTGCATGATATCTGAGGCATCACTAGAAGTTACGTTTTTTGGGTCTTTTAAACGTGGGTCGGTACGAAATCCATCAAGAATTTTGGCAAACGATTCGTGCATTCCAGAATCGTATTTGAATCGAGAATCTAACGCGTCTACTTCTGCTTTTTGTGCTTGTGAACCCGCTACACTTATTTGAGATGGTGCTATTGCTTCGGCAACCCGAGCGCCAGTTTGCGCTTTTTGCGATTCAGCAATTGCTTGTGCTACAGAAGCGCCATACGTATCTTTTAATCTTTGCAGTTCCAATTGTTTGGCTTGCAATGCAATTGGATTGATTTGCTGCGCTTGCTGGTATTGCTGAACACCCGATGCCAGATTCATCATATCCGCAAGGGATGTTTGCGGATTAGCAAGGTTGGTGTAGCCTGTGAAATAGTCTGCCATTTTTAATCCTTATCCACCCAAGTTGCCGGATGTCGTGGTATTGCCAAACAATGAAGATAAGAAATTACCAGCCCCGCCTGTCAATGATGAAAGCACGTTGCCAGCATTACCTGTCGTTGCCGGTGATGTATTTTGCCCCAACAAAGATGACAAGAACGTAGAGTTAGCCAATCCTGTTGTGCCTTGTCCAAGAGCCTGAGCCTTACCGATAGATGCTGCGGCCTGTGCGTTAGCCAATGCAGTTTGCAAATCGGTTGTGCCTTTGCCGTAAGCAGTACCAGCAGCTTGTGCGCCTTGGTTAGCAGTTTGACCAATGCCAGCCATGTTTGCAAGATTGTTGTAAATATTGCCGCGCTGAGTTTGGTAATTGTTGAACGCATTTTGATATGCGTTGCCTGCATAGTTTTGCGTATAGTTTTGCAAACCTTGCAAAGTATTACCTGACAATGCACCACCGCCTACGTTTGCAGCACGCTGGTTAGCCATCTGCCCTTGTTGGAGCATGAAGTCATAGTTAGGCGCAAGTCCTGCGGCTAAGTCTTGGGCATTAAATTGGTGGGTCAGATAACCCGTGTCTGCCAATTTATTGATCTGATTAAGACCACTTACACCAGTAGCTTGGTAAGGCTGTTGGAAACCTAGTTGCTGGTTGTAAATGTCCTTTAATACGCCTTGGGAGGCCGTATTTGCAGCGGTTGTAGCGTCCAAGCCTGTATTGATTGCGCTAGTCAGATTCGCTGCATTTCCTGCGCCTGTAAGTCCCGATAATAAGGCGGCAAGTTGCGTCCCTGTTAAACCAGTTGCAGCAGTTAATGAAGTTAACAAATCTGTATTTACTGGCGGCGTTGTTACAGGAGGCGTTGTTGTTGTTGTTGGAGGAAGAACTACTGGAGGCAGAGGAGTAACTGGCGGCAAAACCAAAGGTGGGGGAACATAAGGCGCAGGAGTAGGAACTACTGGATTTAAGGGCGTAACTGGAGGAAGTTCCAAAGGTGGAGGAACGTATGGCTCGGTAATGGGTGGAGGTGCAGTAGTTGTTATATCTACTGGAGGTAAAGTAGTCGTTGTTGGCGGCAATGTAGGCGGCCCAACGTCAGGCGGGGGAATAGTCCCTGGCTCTACCGTAGGAGGTAAAGTACTAGTTGTTGGCGGCAAAATTTCAGATAACGGCGTTGTTCCAGGGGTAGTTGTAGTAGGCGCGAGCGTTGCAATATTGGAAAGCAAACTGCCATCTGTTACTAATCCACCAGCAGCGGCAAGTTGAGCAGCAGTCAATCCACCCGATGCAGCCGCAGCAGCACCAGCAGACCCAGGAGCAAGTCCAGCCGCAACAGCTTGATTAACGCTTCCAGAAATACCAGGAGTTACTAATGTGTCTGACCCAACACTTCCAAGGCCAGGAATGCTGCCAAACAAATCACCAAGAGCAGGAGCGAGGAAGTTTGCGCCAATCATTGACAGGCCAATAGGGGCCAATGTTTTGCCCATGTCCAACAATTGCGAACCAATGCCGCTACCACGGTTTTCTACCGTTCCTGTGGGTTTTCCTGCTAAGTCAAGATAAACGTATTGGCTTTTTCCGTTGTCGTAGCGATAGCCAATCGGAGGCTTGCTCAAATCGTCCATGAGCGTGTCGCCGCCATGACCGCCTAACTTTTTCTCATATACCGGCTCAACGCCAGTACCAATGGTTTGTTTGGCGTTTTTAACCCAAGACGGTTCTACAAAGTCTGCCATATCTAATCCTATACGTTGTAATACGGGATTTTATAAGCGTTGCCGTTTACGGTCACGTTTATAAACCCGACTGGGTTGGCGGGCAAGGTTGCTGAACCTGCGGTTGCCGTGGTTGCGCTTGAAAAATTAAGCAAGTTGAGAAAAAACTGTTGCCACGCCCGAGTTGGACGTTTGGTGTTTCCGTCCAAAAACTCCGACTGTGGATACGGATTAATCTGTTGAGTATTTGAAAGTGCCATTAGTTTTCTGCTCCGCTTGACTTCAGATTTGCCGAAACAATCACGGCGTTCACAGGGTCAGAGATTGACACCTCAAACACTCGATCACGGGCCATGCCCAAACGTCGCCAAATCGCACGATTCTTATATTTTCCTAGCTGACCAATGCTTGTCCAATGCTCATTAGACCAAGTAGAGCCGCCGTCATTAGACCAGCGCAGCATTGCTTGGGGGTTGGTTGTTGTCACCGATGGAGTGATAGCATTGGCGATACCAAGGATGTAAGTAGACACAGAGGAAATAGACAATATCTGTGTGCTGCTTATCGTGTAAGTTACGCCTAAATAGGTGTTGCTTGACGTAAGATAAGACAGGCCAGTAGTCCCGACACCAGGCTGAAACTGAATCTGCAATTCATCAAAGTATTGACGTTGCATATCAGTAATCAAATGAGGCGCTCTACGCAGCCTGCGTACGTTTGTGCCGTTGTCTGTGTAGTTTTGTTTGTCCAAGGAATAAATCTTGCCGTTGGAGTAATCGCCAACAAGAACTTTGCCTTGGAATGAGGCAGAGCAATTGCTCCAATGCCGCATATATGTGCCATCAGAGGCCATCCCGAGCCATTTATGCCACATCCCCGTGGTCACATCAAACGCCCAAGTTAGATTCAAAGTTGGGAATGTACAAACATAGACTTCGTGGCCTTCCAACTGATAGGTGTAGGCGATAGCGTCATCAATGTATTGATTTGTAAGGGTGTTCTCTACTGCGTGAGTGGATATACGTTGTGGTATATATCCCTGCATTTGCATAATCTGCGCTTGACCACGGTTGTTTCTTGAGACGTAAGCAAAAGAATTACCTAGTCGAGAAACCGAGAATTGAGCCGCAATACCGTGCTGGGTAGACGTTCCAGGGATACGCTGAAAAGGGAATGGAACTGCGCCCACATCCGTCCAAACCTCGGACGATGCTTCACCCATCAAATAGACTTCGCGGTGGTCAACAATCAAAGCCACCAACTTATCAGGCGCACCATCTTTCAATGCGTAGGATGTGCTTGTGGAAATCGGGCTAAGAAGGTTTGAAGACCCCCATTGCTGACTACCTGGGTTGTTATACACAAAGTAGTTATCAACAATATCTACCGATGTGCCGCCACTAAACGCACCATCTGTGCTTGGCAAAACGCTGAAATTCAACGCATACATTGTGATGCCGGTGACGATGGTATGGGCGGTGCTGATTGTGTAAGTGCCTGCCCCACCAGTTCCAGTGCCCAAAGCGGTGATGATTGTTCCCGCCGTAATGCCCGCGCCTTGTAGGGTTTGCCCTAAGTAGATCGTGCCCGAGGCGACTGCCGACACAGTAAGCGTTGTGCCTGCAATAGTTGCGGTGAACCTTGCACCTACCGCAGATGATGATAAAGTAGATGCCGCCAAGGTTTGGGAGATGTTGACGGTGTAAGTACCCGCGCCACCTGTACCTGTACCTAATGCGGTAATCACAGTCTCAGCGGTCACGCCCACGCCTGTAAGGGCTTGATTGGCTGTAATCGTGCCGCTACTGACCAATGTGACCGTTAGGGTAGTGCCACTCAAAGAACCCGTAAAAACGGCGTTTGCGGGGCTAGAAATGCGCCATGTGTAGCGATAGGCTCCGTCTACGATATAGGCGTTTATTCCGTTGTCAGACAAGCCAACTCGACCTGAGGATGAGTTAAGAATGCCGACCACGGTGGCCGATAGATTAGACGTAAAGACGTAGACGTAAGCGCCGCAGACAACAAGCATTTGACTGCCGCCCGACAAAGTACGCATCCCGCGCACCTCGGCGTTGTTTAGCACCGCTTCTAAGGTTAGCCCTGGGGTTGGATAAAGCGCAACGATGCCCCGAGTACCAGGCTGCTTGAGTGGGTCAATTTCGGGAAAGAAATTAATACACTCTTGCGATTCCTGATAAATCGATGGTGCTTCGTATGATGGGCCTACAAATCCAAATTCGGGCATGGCTATCCTTTAGCGCAAGAAGCCGCCGGTCAGAATCCAGCCGGCATCTTTAGACCGTCCAGTAAGCAGCGCATCCTGATACCGCGATACCATTTGCGGACGCATATTTGTGCGCTTGATGGTAGCTTTAGCCTCGCCTGCAAACTTCTGAATCATGCCGATTTGCACAGGGCTTGCCTTGCCATACATAGGCATGAGGCGTTCTGCAAGACACCAACGCAGGGCGTTTACATAGCCTTGCGGGATTCGCATGATGTCATACATCGTAGTGAATCGTGCAAAGATTGTGTCGGTAAAGATGTGCATCTCGCCTTGGGCTGGGTTAGGCCAAACGCTCAGATTTCCCAATGTATCGCCAGGGTTGTAATACAACGCTTTGGGCCAAGGGCCATTGAGTGTTTTTAGGCCGATCATTGAGTAATCGTCCAAAGTCAGCACAGCAACAGGGTAATCTAGTCCACCGCCAAGGATAGGCTGACCGTTGGATGTGGTGTTAATCCGCACGAATGAGGAATTAACTCGTAAAGGCTTTTGGTAGTAGCCTGAGATTGTGGTGCTGGCGACAGTCTGCGAGATGTTGACTTGGTAAGTGCCAACTTCCAATGTATTGCCACCAGCCCCGCTAATAAACGACACAATCTGAGTGCCATCAACAATTCCTGTGCCGGTCAGGATTTGGTTTAGCGTAATAGCGCCCGAGGCAATAGCCGTGACCGTGAGAATGTTTCCAGAAATTGAGCCGGTAAACGATGAGCCGACTGTACCGCCTGGGCCGATGGTGTATTGGGTTTGTCCACCAACAACAGGGAAGATAATTTCCGTGAAGTTGTAGACCATCATATCTTCGTTAGACCATTGATCTAACATATCGTTGAGCATCTCAAACGCGTCTAGCGCTGCGTCAGGCGTAGGAGTTTCACCGGCTTCAAGTGCGCCGATGTCTTTTAATGCTCGAGATACTATGTCTATTGGCTGGGCCATTGTTGCTCCAATGTAAACACAGGCGGTTTCCACGGAGGCGCAACAGATTTCGACTTGCCAAGAAGCGCCAATTGTTCCTCTAGGCGTGATTCTATTACATTTTTACCGTGCTGAGTAGCGCCTTCTTTAATCCATGAAATAACCTGTTTTTCGGTTACTTTCTCAAAAGGTGTCTCGACTTTGTACTTGTCAAACCACCAATTTCCTTCTGTTTCCACAGTATTTACTTCGTCCGTTGCGGAAATAAAATACTTGGCGTGGGTAATTGCGCCATTTTCGGCAAATATTTCTAGGATTTTCCAAACAGTAATCATAGATATAACGTCCCGCCAGTCAGGAATCTATAAACACGGTAGCCACCTGATACGGTTGATGTAAATGTGCCGGTGTATCCCGAAATAGGAGCATAAGTATCTGCATAGCGAATAATGACCACGCCATATCCACCGTTACCACCTACGCCGCCACTACTAGCGCCGCCGCTGCATCCACCACCGCCGCCACCTGTGTATGCAGTTCCGCTAGTTGCCGTGCCACCAAGAGTAGCTCCAGCACCACCGCCTCCATTACCGCCAGCCCCTGCGCTTCCAGTTCGAGTGCCACCACCACCACCACCGCCGTAATAAAGCGATGTTCCTGTAATAGATGAAGCAACACCTACGCCTCCTGCGCCACCATTGACAGAAGCATCTGCACCAACCGCGCCAGCGCCACCACCACCGGCGGTAGAAAAATAGCTTACATTGGCTCCACCGTTATATCCTTCAACGGGAGAATAGCCGCCGGTATTGCCTGTGCCACCACTGCCTGCATTTCCTGATGAACCACCAGAACCACCGTTACCAGGACTATCACTACCAGTTGTGTAAATGCCGCCTCGACCACCGCCGGTTGCAGAAATTGTCCCAAAAGCAGAATTTCCACCATTAGACGGAAGACCGCCACTATCTGCTGGGCCTCCCGAGCCACCCGAGCCGACAGTTACTGTGACTGCCGTTCCTCTAGCAACAGAATAAGATGAGCCGCTACGAACGCCGCCCGCACCGCCTGCGCCCGCTGCACCACCGCCACCACCCGCCACAACAAGGTATTGAACCGTTGCAGGGGCTGGTTTAGACATAGTAAAGCCAAACCCCTTTGCAGAAGCAAGGCCGGATGTAATTGCGGTAGGCATTACTTGTACTGAGTTTGGGAGGCTAAAACGGTGTATGTAGCGCTTGCGGTCTTGATTATTGTGTAGACATAACAATCAATGCCCGAGGGATTGCCACTTACCCAAGTGCCGCCATTTTGGTATTTAGGCGTTACCGATGTGCCGTCAATCGTGATTGCGTTGTTGTAATACGCCGTAGAACCTTGGGTTACTAGAAAGGCAACGGTAATAGCCTGGCCAACAGCCATAATGCTGTTCATTGTCGTGCCGCTAGACCCTGCAAAGTTTACTGTCCAGTTAGCCGATGCGTTACTTGTGTAATACAGGATGGATTGGCTAGTTGGGTAGTAGTTGATCGTGCCCGTTGCTGCGGTGGCCGATACGGTCACAACCTCTGCGGCGTTGGTCAGAATTGCGGCAAGTGCGCTGCTTGAGCCTTGTAGCTGATTAGAGAACGCCAAAGTACCAGAGCCGTTGGTTTGCAGCACTTGGCCGGCAGACGTTCCATCAGCACTTGGAAGCGTTAAGTTTACGTTTGCCGAAATGTTTGGGCCGACTAAATTAAGTGAACCACCAGCCGCCGCTTGGAAAGTTAAAGTGCTCATGTTAGTGTTGTTCCTACTTGTACAATTTCATCTGATTCCCAAAGACAGGTTTCTTCATTTAACGTCCAATTACCTTCTGGTTTTGGCGGTATAAAAGCATCCCGACTAGAGTCGTATGTGTAACCAATTCCTGCATAATTTTTACGCAAAGGACGTCCTTCTGGATGTTGTCCACCATAGGTGTTGTACGATGTTTGTATCCATTCTCCAGGACTTGAATCAACAAACGTATTAAAAAATTCAGGTTCTGCAACAATTACTTGCACAACAATTCCATTTAAAACTTTTGCAAAATGACTCATGCTGTGTAACTCCCAGATGATTTAAATATCATTATTGTGTTTGAACCATTGGTTACAACAGTAGGGGAACCAGTTGTTGTGCCTGTATAGTTTGACGTTGGAACAGAAACAATAATACAACCAGAGCCTCCATTTCCACCATAAAAACTTTGTCCACCACCACCTCCGCCACCAGTATTAGCAGTTCCAGCATCTCCTTGTGTTCCACTTGTTCTTCCCGTACCGCCGCCTCCATAACCTCCTGATGCTCCAGGAGAACCACCACCACCACCACCAGCAAAATAAACACTACTGCTAACAACTTGACCAACGCTTGCAGATGTTGCTTGTGATGTTGTAATTAAAGTAGTAGTTACTCCAACGCCTCCTGCCCCACTTGTACCGCTTCCACCAATACCTCCTGTTGCTCCTGCGCCACCACCACCGCCAGCGCCGTCAAGAGTACCTAAACCTCCATTGTTACCTTGTCCAGAAGTTCCTGTTCCACCATTTTTGACTGATGCACCAGAAGCCCAACCTCCACCTCCAGAACCACCATTGCCATTATTTGTATTTGCCGTACTTCCATAACCTCCACCAACAGAAGTAAGTCCAAATCCAGTACTATAATTTCCATTTGTTGCAGCATTTCCAGATGATGGATTTCCAGCTCCACCACTACCAACAAAAAATGAATATACCGTTGCAGAAGATAAATTAGTTGTTCCTGACAATAATCCACCTGCACCGCCGCCAGCAGCGCCACCACCACCTCCACCAGCAACTATTAAATAAGAAGCAGAATATGATTGGCTAGGAGTTGATGTATTAAATCCAGAATAAGGAATCCAACCTTGAGTTGAATCAATGTAAACTAAATGTATTGATTCCCTGTTTGTTGAAATAAAAACATTAGATGACGAACCATCTAATTTGTTTCCATTAGGATTAATTGTCAAATTATTGGTTGCAAATGTCCCAGCGTAATCAGTTAAGCAAACAAAATTTCCAGCAGAAGGGCTTGCTGGTAAAGTAGCTGTGATTACACTTGATGTAGTGTTTATTGGATAAGCATTGCCTGATACGGCAGTAAAGTCTGCAGTTTGTACAGCTTGCCAAGATAAACCACTACCACCACCGCCACTAGTTGCGTTGATTGTGACTGCACCTGTTCCACCACTTGGAGAAATAGTTACGTTTGTGCCGGCAATAATTTGGCTTACACCACCCGATGCAGCCGCCCAGGTCGCCGTAGTGCCGTTAGACGTAAGAACGTAACCATTCGTGCCGATTCCCAATCGAGTGGCGCTATTTACACCGCTTCCGATTATCAGATCGCCGGTTGTGGTAATTGGGGAAAGCGCATTAAAAGCAGCAGATGCGGTAGTTTGACCTGTGCCGCCGTTAGCAATTGCGACCGTTCCAGTTACGTTTCCTGCCGTTGTCGCCGTTGTTGCGGACGTAGCGGTAGAAGCATTACCTGTCAAAGCGCCCACAAAAGTAGTGGATGTGACCGATGTCAGGCCGGCAATGGTAGTTGCTGAACTACCCAAGCTAATAGCAGTTGAGCCAACCGTAATGCTTGAGTTTGTCAGAGCGCCATTAGGAATGTTGGTCAGGTTAGCACCCGAGCCGCTAAACGTGGTGGCAGACAATAAACCCGTGGAAGGCGTGTATTGGTACTTTGTCGAACTAGTGTATTCAGTAGTCAGGTTGCCGCTTGTAGCCGCAGCAAACAAGGGATAACGCACCGAGGCGGTTGTTGTGTCGTCCGTAACTGTGGCGTAAGACGATGGGGTTGTCCAAGTAGGAGTACCCGAGCCGCTAGACGTTAGAACCTGGCCTGACGAACCGACCGCAGTAAAGCCATAAGCCGTACCCGTGCCATACGCCACCGCGCCCGCAGTCGGAGTCGTTGTGCCATTTGTGCCTCCATTAGCGATTGGCAAAGTGCCTGTAACGCCTGTCGTTAAGGGTAAACCCGTGGCATTTGTCAGAGTGACAGATGTTGGAGTGCCCAAGATCGGGGTTACAAATGTGGGGCTGGTGGACAACACGACATTGCCCGAGCCGGTGCTTGACGTTACCCCTGTACCGCCCGATGCGACAGGCAAAGTGCCGGTGGTCAGCGCAGACGTAGACGTAGCGTACAAAGCGCCGCCCGATGTAAAGGATGTTAGGTTTGTTCCACCGTTAGTGGTTGCAAGAGTGCCGCCAAGGGTAACTGCGCCAGTTGATGCGCCGGTAGGGGTAAACCCTGTTGTTCCTGCGCTAAACGATGTGACCGCCGTTCCCGATACTGCACTCCAAGTGGGCAGGCCGCCCGATACAGTCAAAACTTGGCCTGTTGAGCCGATACCGAGCAAGGCAGTTGCGCCGGCAGCGGTTTGGTAAGGAACTGAGCCTGCGGCGCCGCCTGCGAGATTGGTTGCGGTGGTCGCCGATGTAGCGGAAGTTGCAGTTGTGGCGCTGGTTGCGGTAGCTGCATTCCCACCGATGGATAAACCGCTTGCCGTGCCCGTTAAACCCGTGCCAGGGCCGCTAAATTGCGTGGAGGCGGTGATAGTAGTGCCACCAACCGTAGAGCCGCTAATGGGCGTTCCTGTGATTGACCCGCCAGTTATTGCGACATTGTTTGCGTTTTGGGTGGACATCGTGCCCAGCCCCGAAACCTGCGTATTAGGGATGGCAATTGTCGTGCTTGTCGCACTGGTGATCTGACCTTGGGCGTTTACCGCAATGGTCGGTACGGTTGTAGCCGAGCCGTAAGTATTAGCAGAAACCCCAGTATTGGAGATATTGAACTGAGTGCCGGTCAGGTTTAGGCCAGTTCCTGCGGTGTATGAGGAGGAGATCGCAAAGGAACTCCAATTGACCGCAGTTGTGCCTAATGTGCCGCCTGGTTGTGCCGTGCAATACCATGCAGTACCAGCTTGGGAGGAGCCGCTTTCAATAAACAGGAAAGCCGAGATCAATTCGTCCCATGTGTCAGCGTCTGAGGAGCGCACCCAAGCGCCTGTGTTGGCTAAATAAATGCCATTTTGTGCCGCATTTGTTTGGTTTTTGACCAAGACACGCGAACCAATTGAAGTTGTTACGCCATCAAGGGTTTGTAATCCAGACAATGAAATATTGCCGCCCGATGGTGTTGTTCCGCACAGAACCGCATTCTTAAATGACAGTCCGATTGACAGCGAATCAACGTAATATTTGTTTACAAGGTCAGTCGCACCAACAGGAGCCTGAGAACTTGTAGCGGAAATAAATGCCGCCGTGGATGGCGTTGTAGCACCGATTGTTGAACTATCAATCGTGCTATTTGTAATGTGCAGACCCGACTGATTTGGGTCAATAGGCGCACTAAATGGCTGACCCTGCCCAATAAACGTCTGGAATGTATTATCCAAGTTAAACAAAGCCTGCACGGGCAGGATGTTTTGATCTACTGTTTTGGCAGGGTCAGTCATATTAGCTTTGGTCGCCGACAGGGGTTACATAAACTAGTGAAGGGCCAGCCGCTGCGCCAATCATGCGAACATAAAAAGGCACAGTAGGACAAGCCAACACAATCGGAAATGTCATTGCCGCAGGAAGCAAGTAGTCGCCAGGTGTACCAGCCACCGGCAACACAGCAGCGCCCACGTTTGCATCACCCATTTTGACCGCAACGGCGACTGCGCCGGTGTTTAGAAACGATGCAAAATTAACTTGATCGTTTGTTTGGTCATCAACAAGAACTGCCGTTGTGGAAGATGCTGTCACAGAAACAGCGGTGGTTTTACCCGCTAATCGTAAGACAGTTGTATTAGCCATGATTAAAGTTGAGCAACGTGAACGATGCCAAAATTGAGTGTCAAGGCTTCGCTCAAAGAGCCTGCGCTTGCATTAGAAATCACAATAGTAAACGAACCATTGGCGACTGCTGCAATTGACAAAAGGTAAGTTCCAGCAGTAGTAGCGCCCGAGGCCAATGCAATGACGGGAATGTCATAGGCACTTACTGCGCTGTTTGTGACTACAAATGCAACTTCAGCGCCTGCTGCTAGGGCCGCATTGCTTGTAACAATTTGTCCTGCTGCTGCGTTGATGGTTACGCCTGTTGCCTTGCTAGTTGCTTGGGTAACAGAACTAACTGCAATTGTAGGGCTGCCTGTGGTGTAACCCATTTGGCCTGTCACCGAATTAACCAAAGAATAGTTGGCATCAATGATATCTTGGTCAAGATATGCTGCGCCAATTGCTTGTGAATTTGACATTTTGATTTCC